ATCACGGCCATACCGATCAAGCACATCAGTTGGTCGGGACTTCTCCGGCGGGGCGTCACCGCCGCCTGGCGGGTCGGACTCGTCGTAGAAGGGCTTGAGCCAAGATTTCAGCATGGATCATCGCTCCTTGAGCGGTGGTCGCGGCATCCGCGCCGTGAATCAAAAAAGGCCGCCACGCTTGCCCGAAAGCAAGGTGACGACCGTAGCCGTACTGGTATGCGGTTATGCGCTCTATGCGCCGATTACACTATAATGTAAATCGATTGATATGTCAACTACGAATTACGATTGCTTATATCCGATCGGGTATTGTCGCCTGTAATACCTTCAGTCTGCCGCTACCAATGTGACGAATAGACTGTGCCTGCCCACTGTGAACCATAGCGATAAACGACGGCACAGACGTAGAGTTAAGTTCGTTTGATATGGCGCGATGAAGTACCCGCGCCAGTTCGTCGCCTAATGCCTCCCTATACTGCTCTATGAAGTGGTACAGGTCTGGATTAATGCGCTCGGCAAATGACGGCGCGCCATGCTCATACCACTCAGCAGTAATCTTTCTGACACTGCGCGGCATAGCTATTCACCCTGTACAGCCCTCACGTATCGCGCGACCCGCTCCGGCTCTTTGATGGGCAGCGTTGCGCGGCGCTCGTCGCCGCGATAGTTGACCAGGACTTCACCCGTAGACACGTTATACCAGCAAACGAGCTTGAGCGTGCGCGCGTCCCTGATTGCGATGAAGCCAGGTTGTGGGGACGCGTGGGGGGTCATGGTCTAAGACACTCCGGCATAACAGCGATAAACGCAGGATCGCACCAGATAGCCCAATCATATTCGTAGATCGGCTCACCGTGGAGCATACCGAGTAGTGGGCGCGGCTCTAGCTTCTCTGTTACCCCATCCTGCACAACCGACGCGCCACAAGTCACGCAGAACCGCGCGCCGTCGGGGAGGTCGTCATGGCATTCGCGGCAGGTCATCGGACAGCCCCCCGCAGGCGCATCGGCACAGGCCCAAGAGCCGGTATCATATAGCCATCTTCCACGACATCAAAGCTGGCGCTCCAGATGATGAAGGATAGGCCATTGCGCCGCCATTCGTCATGTACCGCCACGACGCGCGCATCGTCAGGAAGAAAGACATCGCCGATGTCGAGCAGGCCCATAAACAAGCGTATGACGTGCTCATAGTCGAGCACGAGGATTTTGCAGCGGCGTTCTTCGCTCATCCCTGCCTCCCGTTAAACACGAGCGCACCCTGCTGCTGTGCAGCGCGGTCTGCCTGCTCCTGTGCTTGTCGCTCCGCTTCCCACACGGCAATCAGCGCATCGTCATAGCCGAGTTCCTTCCAAATCTGCCGCGCAGGTATCCCGAGGCTCTGCTTTTTCGCCGCCTGCGCCAACTCCGCATCCTCATCCCTGCTCTGCGCCGGTTCCCATTGCGCCTGAAGCAATACCCCCTCATCCAAACCGCCACGCCCGAACGTGTTCTCCAGTCGCCTCGCAACCTCCAGGCAGCGCTCCCATCCATCGCCGAGGTCACTTTGGCGCGCCCGCACCTTGTTCACCAACGGCTCCTGTCCCTCCTTCTGGCTACCCTCCGATCGGATCTGGCGCGTGGCGATAAAGCGGTCGGTCGGCGTGTCGGTCGCAAGCGCAGCTTTGATGATCAGGCTATCGATCACGGTGATGATATTGGAGAGGTCGGCGCCATCGATCACCTGCGCCGATCCTTGTGGGTTGGTTGTGCCGAGGATAGTGCCAGCCTCAATCGTCAGCGGATTGCCATCACTATCAACCGGCTGCCAGCCGAACGCGAGGATGAGCCGGAACGCGGTCATGTCCGACGCCGCCAGCAAATCAACCAACTCCTTATTGATCGCATTCTGAAGCGGCCACGCTTCAGCAGCCTCCATACCCGCCGTACTTCGGAAGTGCGCCACTGGGCATCCCAGTGGCGCGCCGCGCGTATCGACCCAGCGGATCGGCCAGCCAGCGTCGCCCTCGTCCATCGTCCGTTGCCAGGCTCCCGGCCGGCCTGCGTATTTCTCTATTCTGTCAGGGTAGTAAACCGTGAGCCGCCGGCGCTCACGACGCAGGCCAGCAGGGTACATAACCTCCACCCACTGCTTGGTCACAAACAAAAGATCCTGATCCGGGTCATCGTTGCGGTAGAACGCGCGGCAGCCCTCGCCAATGTGGGCGGCTGTGTCGGGCGTGGTGAGTCGGTTTGCCAGCGACGTATCCACGAAGCGCTCGTGCGGCGTGAAGCGCGGGCGCCCAACCCGGCCATCCCAATCCACGATGACAAACGCCTCGCCGTCTCGACAGGCGGCCAGGTGAACGGCGCGCTGTTTGCTATCCATCTTGTTTTTCTGCCACACCTGCCAGGCCCAGGCCGCCAGCGGTTTCACGGTCTGCGGTGTTCCGTCCGGGGCCTCCCCCGGCGTCCCAACCTCATCCGTCTCGAACCCTCTGACAAACAGGCGTTCGGTTACGGCGTTCGTGACAATCCGGCAGATGTTGAGACGGAGGCGATCGGCGTCTCTCATGCTATCTGAGCTGTTGCCGCCCAGGAACATCCGCAGGCGGTCGGTCAGCGCGACGAACTGCGCGCCGACGTGATAGTCGCGCGCCGTCAGAATGTCGTGCTGGATGGCGCTCTCCATATCCGATACGGACGCGAGATGCGCCAGGGCCTCGGGCGAGGGTGTCAGGACGAAGGGCGGGAACATTAGCGGTATCTCCTTTGCGGGCGGGCGCGATCGTCGTAGGTGAGAGCGAAGCCAGTGCCATAGGATAGAACTTCAAGCGCCCGCGCCGCGCCCATCGCCAAGCACACCGCCCCGTCAACCTTCAAGCTATGTTGTCGCTTCACGATGCGCAGCCGGCGCCCCTCGCTATCGACCTTCTTGTCCGCGTTGGCGAGGTGCTGTCGCGTCTCCGCGTGCGTGCCGTCGTGCGCGATCCGGCGCTGCGTAATGAGGTCGAGGAGGAGCTTATCGCCTTCCAGCCGGGCGCTGCCCTGGGGGAAGGGTTCGAGGGGCACGGGGATGGCGCGGCCTGGCGCGCTGAGCCGGCGCATCATCTGACCCAGCAGCATCGGGTCGTAGGCGATCTGCTGCACGGCAAACCGAGAGACGAGCCCTCGAATGTCCTGCTCAATCGCGTCGAAGTTCAAAGGGGAGCCCTTCGGTGTGTAGATGCGGCTGTAGCGCAGCGCAAGTCCTTCACCCCAGCGCGACACAAGACAGGTCGCAAAAGTGTCGCTGCTCTCCCCCGCGTCCATCGCCAGGATGACCGGCATATGCGGGTCAAGCGGGGGGATGTCGGCGGTGCAGGCATCCCACAGGCTGATGCTCGGCAGAAACGTTGAAACGTCGGTGGCCTCAAATGCCTCATCCGGCGTGGCCGGGTACTCCTGCTTCATGAAGCCGTCATCGATCGCGTCGGCGGCTGTCGCGTCGTACCACGCCTGGTCCCTACCCGGCCTGACATGCCACGGCAGGAAGCGGAAGGCGAATGAGCCTAGGCCGGCCTGCGCGCGCTCAATCAGGGTATAGAACAGGTTCGACTTGCCGTTGGCCGTGCTCAGGATAATCAGCTGCCCCCCGCCGTCAATCGTCGGCTTCATGGCGGTATAGAGCCGATCGGCGTAGGCCATGAACGCCGCTTCGTCCATGATTGCCAGAGACGCCGTGAAGGTGCGCCCAGCGCTCGGTGTGGCCGGCATCGACTTGAAGCGCGAGCCATTGGCCCATACCAGTTCTTCCGTATTCTGCTTAATGAGCGCGGGTATGCCAGCCATAGCCCCCAGGCGATCGAACATCACGGTCACGCGGCGCGTGAGCTCGTTCGCCTCGTCTTGTCCTTTGGAGAAGGCTAAAACGACCTTGCCGGGATGGAACAGGCACAGCCAGAGCGCATAGGCGCAGCAGA